TTTATATCACTTCTTATGTGAATTACATGGACGATGCGAAGATATCCTGGGATGCAAACATCGTTGACTATGTAGACTGGTGGGTTGACATTGAACAGGGTAGTATGTACACGAGATCGTTTCGCGATCTCATGGCGATGAAGAGTGGATTTGTCCCTCTCAGACGATTGAATGCTGAATGGTATTTAAATGATCCTTTTAATTTAATAAAATCCACAACCACCATTGATCGCGATTATGGTCATTGGTATTATAATAATGGAAATATCGTATTACAGACGATCGCCTTGCAAAATGAGTGCAACTGCGATGTTCGCGACTGGGTCACGGACATCAACAATCTGTTGGGGATTCGCAGTGCAGACCTCACCACAACTGAGCAAGGTGATCCAACTGTATATGGTGGCATTTATATGGATCTTCCAGACCTAGCACGATATGGATACTTCTGGTCTCGCTCCTGTCAATGGGACGAAACGCAAGTCATGCCGATAGAACTCTGTGAGTCCATGTTCGAAACGCAACATACTCCTGACTCATGCTTTGCTTTTGATCCAATCAATTATCCTGATTATACTCTATGCGAAGGGATGTCATGGAATTATGGTTATGGATTTTATAATATAAATGGATGGATCTTTGGATCTGGTACAGGCAATAAATTTATATTATTTCATGAAACCTATGACATCGTCGTGGTTGCCTTTGGTTTACCTTTGAGCGATTTCTTTGCTGAATTAAACAATCTACTTTACTAACAGTTCATCTTCTGTTAATATTCTAAATCCAAACTTCCGATCTTTACAGAATTCCTGTGCTGCTTCGAACTTTGCTTGGTTCACGAGGTATCGTGTCACCTCACGCAGATAAGTCCGTGTCCTTCGCGAACGAGGATTGGGTGGTTTGACTTGTCCTTTGGGTTTGACTTCTATGACATCGTTGCCAATGGTTCCATCTTTCTTTTTATATTTAATAAAGAAGTCTGGGAAGTATCGATGGACTCTATTATCTACAGGGGAACGATACGGAATATAAAACTCTTCCGATGCCCATTCTAATATAGCATCGTTGTTATCACAATACACCATGAATCGTCTTTCCCAGAGTGATCGATAGTAGATCTTGGTAGGATCGCCACGATATTTCTTGGGGTTCTTACAACTGAATCGTCCACTGTATGCCATAATCTATATAAATAACTGTATATTCTAAAGGTATTTATATGGCAAACATCAACAAACTCTTGGATAAGGTCGGAGAAGCAAAAGAAGCAATCAACTCTCTCAAGGGTGTGGGTGCTGCTTTAAAGGGTAAGAACTATACTTCAGCAACCGATGCTCTTGGAGAACTGCGTGAAAAGGCAAAAGCAGAACTCGATAAAAGACGCAACTCACTTAAAGCACTCTCTAAGAGTGGTACAACGACTCCAAGACTTGCAAAAGAAACACCTCAAGCATCATTTACAGTATTGAAGTTTCCTTTTGAAGAAACTCTTCCGAACTCTATTGTATTCCGTGCTAAAGATGTGGCAGGTCGGAATTCTGAATTGTTACCAGATATTAAAATAGAATTATATATTCCCGATGCATTAAATAATAATTCATCAGTCACTTATGAAACTGCAGATATCGGAGCGATCTCAGCAGCAGTGACCACCGCAGCAAAGGGTGAAGATGGATCGGATAACCTTACAGGAGTGGCAGGTTCAGGACTGATTAAAAATATCGCTGAACGAGTCGCAAGGCAAAGTGGTGAAGCAGTATTGGGTGATGCTGGTAAGATCATTAATAAGGTCGCAGGAAAGGCAGCCAATCCACTACGAGAAACCTTTTTAAAAGATGTGCCCTTCCGAACCTTTGACTTCTCATGGACTTTTCAACCCAAGTCTTTCGCAGAAGCACAAGAAGTACAAAAGATCATCACAGCATTAAGAATAAGAATGCTACCTAAGACCGCAGACTCAGATTTATTTCTCATATATCCACCCCAATGGAATATAAGTTATAAAGGTCCCATCAAAGATAAAATAGAAGGATATCTTCCTGGAATGATTATTACTGGAATGAATGTAGATTATACTGGAGGGCAGAAGTTTACAGCATTTGCCGATGGTTATCCTACTCGTATCACCATGGGTCTGAATCTAACTGAAACTAAGATCCTATCTCGTCAGAATTACAAAGAGTTCGCGATCGGTAAAGATTGGAATCTAGAGGGTGTGGCAAGAAATACTGGACCGCAAAAACCTGGAACCTAAAGCATGAGTAATAAATATTTCGCAAACTTCCCAGAGATACAATATGAGTTCGCCAATGGAACTTTTACTACGATTAAAGATATATTTCGTAAAGCGAAGATAGACAGCAATAATATTCAATCTTTAATTAATTATACTGTATATGAAATACAAGAAGGAGATAGACCCGATGTGGTTGCTTCTCGTTTGTATGGCGATGGGGATTTATATTGGACACTCTTTTTGGTGAATGAGTCACTGGGTCAGATGTCAGATTGGTATCGAGACACCATCACTTTTGAGGGATACATGAAAACTAAATATCCTGGACATGCGATGGTCGCCACGAATACCACCGATATCGTCAATAAGACTAGCAAGTTCGCATTGGGTGAGCATTGTAGTTTCTCTGGTGGTGCGAAAGGTCGTATATGTGAAGTCAATGCTACCATGAAGCGAGTCGTTGTCATCTACGATAATAATATTACAGCATCCGCAGGTGAAACCATTACAGGCGATGTCTCAAGTAAGTCCTTTACCATCGCAAGCATCACGGAAAATAAAGATGCTGTGCATCATTATCTAGAAACTTCAGGTGTTTGGAGTAATACGGATAATGTCAGCAACACGGTCGTCACAAACGACGAGTATGAAAGGGATCTCAATGAAGAGAAAAGAACAATTAATGTCATAGAACCACGATACATAAGGCAGGTGGTTCGTGAATTTGAACAAATTATGAGCATTTAGGAGTATATTATGCCAGTAAAATTTAAAAAAAGCGATATAATTAGACTGAAAACAGGAGCAATTTCTATCACTCATCATTATATGAGTCAAATGCCTGTGAATAAGTTATTTGATTATATTAATGGTGAGGAAAACTGCAAACCCAAACAAAGAGTGAAATGTATTCGCGAACTTGAGAAGAGAAAGATACCCTTCGTTTGGCATCGCACTCCCAAAAACTCACATCTCGAACTCGAACAACACTAAACTCAACGCATGGATCAAAAAAGAGGTCAGTTTAAACTCCACTGTGTCACTCTCGCCAATCAGGAGGGAGAAACTACAGATATATCCACTATGGTGGGACAGATTGATCTCTATGAGAATATATTTGACACCTTTTGTACAGGCACAATACGCATATTTGATGGGATGAATCTATTAGAACGATTCCGAGTCTTTGGGCAGGAGTATTGTAACATAGAAATTTCTCAATACGAAGGTGCTGGGGATGAAGCAGCCATCGCTTATACCATACGAAAGAACTTTCGGATTGTAAAGGTAGAACAAGGGGAGAAAGTATCTCCGATGTTGAATACTTGGATCATTCATTTAATAGATCCTCGTTTATTCTTTACACGCAAGGCAAGACTCAGTGCTACCTATAGAGGTGCCATCTCTGATATGATTGCGAATCTATGTATTGATAAGGCACATATATCCAAAGAAGAGTTCGATTTATTTGAAGAGACCAAACCTGCGAATTTATCCTATGTCATACCCAATGAGTCTGTACACAGTGCATTAAAGTATCTCACCAAAGAGGCAACGACCATGGACTCTGATGCTTCTTGGGCGAATCCTTTCTTCTTTTATCAAACACTGAATGGTGGATTTCGTTTCTGCTCTATCGATACCATGCTGAAACAGAAGTATCCTATAGAGTTTACCTATAATCTCGCTCGTTCTACCAAAGTGGATAACACTGGAAAGACATTATTAGAAGATAAAGACGCAGGTGCGAATACTCAAATCCTCGCGATTGAATATTTAAAAAGATTTGATGTGGGTGAAGGCATGACCATGGGATTATATGCTGGTCGTAAAAATAGTTATGACATGATCACCAAAATATCCAAAGAAGTCATCTATGACATGGGCAAAGTATATGATCGCAATCCTAAAGGACATCTATCAGGTTATCCACTCGTGCGTACGCAGGATGATTATGAAAAGATCGTGAAAGGATTTGCTCCTGTAGATGAGGATACTCCACCTGAGTTTGGCGAAATAGATATTGATACCAATTTGACCAAGTCTTACGATGCTTATTATAAACTCTCACATGACATGGCACATAGATACGATAACAATGACTCTTATGCCAGCGACGAAGTGTTTAAAGAGGTAGACTGGAACTCTAATTCTTCTGAGTCATTTGAAAGAAATGCTCTAGAGAAGTTATTACATCAGAATGTCACTCGTATTACCATTCCAGGAAGAACGGATATATCTTGTGGATTAATACTCAATGCAAATATACCCATGATCCAAGTGGATGATAATATATTAAAAAATCCCTTCGACGATAATCAATTTTTAATTACAGGGATTAAATTCGAATTTAAAATAGCAACCAAAGAATCTTTCTGTCATTTAGAATGTGTGAAAGAATCTTTAGCGAAGAACATAGAAGATGCGACTCTAGAAGTCAGTGATGGATATAAGTCATGATATATTACGGAATAGTTGAAGATAGAAACGATCCTCTCCTTGTGGGTCGTGTGCGTGTGAGAATCCATGGTATTCATACGCATGATAAACAAAACATAGCATCCGCAGACCTTCCATGGTGTCAGGTTCTGATGCCTAACACTGAAGCATCGCTCTCAGGATTGGGTCAAACCACGCATGGATTGGTAGAAGGATCCACGGTCGCAGGAATATTCACCGATGAAACCAAAAATACTTTTATTGTATTGGGTTCTACTCTGGGTATTCCATCTTCAGGATCGCGAGCAGATATTAAAGGGCAACTGATTACTCCCAGTGTGGAGGATGGATTTAATGATCCACGTCGTTTAACTCTCGCAGATTACGAAGACACTCCCGATGGGATTAATCCTATACAAGATCCACGTCGCTCATGGGGACTTACAGCATCTTTAGATAAAGCACCCAAGCATCCTGAGTCTGTAGAAATAAAACTCGATGGCACAGCGAGTACCATTACTGAGAAAACACTGACATCCGATGATCTACCTTATTATCCTTTATATAGAGATAAGACCGATGTGTCAGATAAAGCAATTACTGGCAGTGAACCCACATATAAATCCACCGAACTATCGGCATTTGATTTACCTGAGAAAACTAAAGATACCACAGCAACACAATATCCATATAATAAAGTCACTGAGACGGAAAGTGGTCATTATTTTAGTGTGGATGATACTCCAGGACGCGAACGAATCGTAGAGTTT